GTAAATAGAATTTACAAACCTGATCATCTTGATAGGTTTGCGGTTATCCCGACCGATATATTCAGAAAAAAGGGAATTACAATGTCAGCATCTGGGTTGTATTGTTGGCTATTTTCACACGATGCCAAACAAAAAATGACAATGGCATTCATTCAAGGGCATTTCAAGGATGGGAAAGATGCCATCACTTCAAAAATAAAAGAATTAGAATCATTTGGCTTTTTGAATCGTGAGGAGGTGCGCTCAAATGGAAAGTTTTCAGGATACAATTTTCGGTTGATTGTGCCAACCATTGCGGAAAAAACCGTTGCGGGAAAAACCGCTGCGGTAAATCCGCACCAAAGTAATATATATAATAATATACAAGATAATGTACAATATCATAATAAAGAAAGTAATATTCCACAAAGCGTTAAAACCGCTTTGCAGCACTTTGTTGTTTTGTTTCCAGAAAAGTATCAACCAAAAACAAATGCCCAAAAATTAAAGTGGGCAAATTGCTTGGATCGTATTGAGCGCATTGATGGGTACGATTTGCGCAAGGTTTATGAAATGGTGAAAAAAATGCGTGATGATCAATTCTGGAGTGGCAATTTCCTTTCAATACTAAAATTGCGCAATAAGGATAAAAATGGCATTCTTTGGGTTGATCGATTTATGGATATGCAAAAATCAGGCAAACCACAAGCATACAAGATGATTCCAAACCTTATCAAGTTTTACAAATACAATGATCCTGCGGGAAAACCAATGATTGGCGCAATAACAAAAGGAGCGGAGTTGGATGATTTCGCACTGGTGTACAAACTTGGTACACAAGAGTATGAAAATTTAAAAAAATATCTTGATGGAAAACAATAAATTCTATTTTCTGGATGAGTGGGAAAGCGAATTGATACGTTTTCACGCAAAACAAAGGCAAATAAACAAAGAACGCAGTGGCATTGATGGTTTGGGTTCAGTTGAAAAAAATAATGCGTTAGAACGCAACTATGTGGGTTTTGCTGCGGAATATATATTTTGCAGGGAAATGAATTTAATGCCTGATTTTAGTGTGAACAATGATTCAAAGAGTAAAGGCACTGATAAATATGATGCAACTTGGAATGGATGGAGTGTGGATGTAAAGTGTTCACGCAACATTAGAAACCCAATGATGATTCCAGAGTACTCAAAATCTGATGTTGATTTATTTGCATTTTTTCAAGGTGATGAAAAAACATACCAATTCAGAGGGTTTGCAACCAATGGAATGGTATTTAATGAAAATAATTTAAGGCACACTCGTGTGCTTTCCTATGTGCTTGAGCCACATAAAATGCTCACAATGAATGAAATAATATTCTTAAAAACCAAAATATGAAATCAAAAAATAAATGGGATTTGTTTGCTTTAATAGTTACAATTTTAACCTCAATAATAGTTATCGGATCATCAATTGAAATACTTTTAAAATTATGAAACTAAACAGAAATCAAAAATTCACATTGAAGGCAGGAATGTATTTTGCCATCATTTATGTAATAACAGTTGAAATGTTAATAATCGGATTGAATTATTTTTTAAGTTAGCCAAATGAAACAGAAACTTGAAAAACTCGGAATTGTCCTGAAAAAACAATCAGGATATGAAAAAACAACTTGCCCAAAATGCTCACATACACGCAAAAAGAAAAATGATCCTTGTTTATCGGTCACGATTGATGAGGGTGTATATAATTGCCACAACTGTGGATGGAGCGGGAGCGTAAAATTTGAACGCAAAAAAGAATTCATAAAACCTCCAAAAGTGAGTGTTGATTTGAATGATCGTGTTATTGAATGGTTTGCCTCCAGAGGTATAACGGAGCCAACAATTGCGCATTGGAAAATTGGTGAATCCCTTGAATATATGCCACAAGTGCAAAAGAAAAGGCGGTGCATTAACTTTAATTATTTCCGCAACAAGGAACTCATCAATGTGAAGTATCGTGATGCTGAAAAGAATTTCAAACTCGTTTCGGGTGCTGAATTGATTTTTTATGGCATTGATAATTTAAAGGAAGTTGAACGTTGCTACATCGTGGAGGGTGAAATGGATGCGCTTTCATTGCATGAAGCGGGATTGTACTCGGTTTGCTCCGTTCCAAATGGTGCATCAAAGGGCAATCAAAAACTTGAGTATTTGGATAATTGCTTTGAGTACTTTAAAAACAAAAAAGAAATCATTCTTTGCACTGATAATGATGATGCGGGATTGCAACTGCGAAATGAATTATCAAGGCGGTTTGGCGCATATAGGTGCAAATACGTTGAGTTTGGTGATTATAAGGATGCGAATGAGGTGTTGATTTCAAAAGGAGCGGAAACGTTGCGAAATATCATAAAAAACGCAAAGAATTTCCCGTTAGAAGGTGTACTTAACATAAATAACATATGGGATAACGTGCTTTCATATAATGAAAAGGGCATCAAAAACTATTCGCTTGGAATGGGTGAATCAGATTCGTATTTTAAAATTGCAATGGGTGAATGGAGCGTTGTGACTGGGATTCCCAATTCAGGAAAATCAGATGTTGTGGATCAGGTGCTTTGCAACTTGGCAACGAAATATGATTTTAGATGCGCAATGTTTTCACCTGAATCATTTCCCTATGAAGGGCATATAAAAAGGATTGCCAATAAACTCAATGGCAAAATGTGCAACTCGGATGACTTAAACAACACAAAGGATTTCATTGAGGATCATTTTTTCTGGATAAAAATTGACCTTGAAAACCTCACATTGAAAGGCATATTGGATGCGTTTAGGGAATTGGTATTCCAAAAGGGAATCAATGTGTGTGTGATTGATCCTTGGAATATGCTTGACCATTCAGCGCAAAGGGATTTCAGCTACATTGGGAGGGTGCTTTCCGAAATAACGCAATTTTGCCAACAAACCAACACGCATTTGTTTCTGGTGGCACATCCACGAAAAATTGAATCGGTTGAGGGTGTATATAAAAAACCAACACTTTATGATATTTCAGGCAGTGCGGATTTTTTTAATAAGGCATACAATGGTGTTGTTGTATATCGGTGCATTGGGCAAAAAACCAAATACAAATCCGATGCAGTGCGATTGTACATTGAAAAGGTAAAACGCAAGGAAAACGGGCAATTGGGTGATTTTGAAGTTGCTCCCGATTTCATAAATGGCGGGGTGTACAAACCGCTTGAGGCGGAAAACAAAAAATTTGAAGTGATAAAAGATACAAACGTTCCATTTTAAAAATTAGAAAAATGAAAAGATATTTAAAAGCAATCACGTGGGCAATCATTGCAGTAATCACAATCGGAGTGTGGGTGTTTGCATACAATGTAATAACAATTTTTTATTATGCGATTCAAATTTGCTCCTAGTAAAGAAATGCAAACCGCAATGGGATGGTGCTTTAAAAATGGCATCAAACAATACGTTGTGCCACGCAAAAACGAGTTTTGGATTGTGCTTGATCACAAAGGAAACAAACGCAATTCACCAAAGGCATACGCAAAGATTGATGAAGCGCATCAAAAGATTTGGGAAATATATTTGTACTTTTACAAAAAACACAAAGGATGAATCTTGCAATCACTTTTTTTCCGATATATGGATTGACACTTGGCATCAACTATATTGATAATGAACTTCAAGATGTTGAGCGCACTGATGGAATGCGGGAACACGTTATTCAAATCCTTTTGCTTGTGTTTGGTTTTAATATAATTTGGTACTCTTATGAAGCGGAAAGTTAATATCGCATCAATCAAACCGAATCCCGACAATCCACGATTTGTCAAGGATTCAAAATTCAAAAAATTAGTAAAGTCAATCAAGGAATTTCCTGAAATGCTTGAAAAACGACCTATCATCGTTGATGAAAATATGGTTGTATTGGGTGGTAATATGCGCCTCAAAGCGTGTAAAAGCGCAGGATTGTTTGAAGTGTGGATTGATGAGGCAACTGGATGGAGTGATGAAAAGAAAAAAGAATTTATCATCAAAGACAATGTTGGATTTGGTGAATGGGATTGGGATATCCTTGCAAATGAATGGGATGCTAATGATTTGGATGATTGGGGTTTGGATTTACCTGATATATTTGAAGCTGATCCCGAAGCGGAGGAGGATGATTATGAGGAGCCAGATGATTTAAAGGTTGATGTTGTATTGGGTGATTTGATTGAAATCGGAAACCATCGTTTGCTTTGTGGTGATAGTACGGATTCTGATCAGGTTTCAAAACTTATGGATGGTAAAAAAGCGGATATGGTTTTCACCGATCCTCCTTATGGAATGAATGCGGTTTCAAAAAGCGGTGTATTAAGTAAGAATTATGATTCCGATATTTTAGGGGATGATAATACAGATGCAGCAAAGGATTCGTTCAATTTGATTTTTAATGAATATCCTGATGCGTTGCATATTTGGTGGGGTGCAAATTATTATTCAAGTTGTTTGCCTGATTCCGAATGTTGGATTGTATGGGATAAAAACAACGGGGAAAGCGATCAAACGGATTGTGAACTTGCATGGTCAAATGCAAGAAGTGTTGTAAGGCAATTCACAAAAGCATCAGAAAAAAGAAACCGAGTTCATCCAACACAAAAACCAATTGAACTTGTTGATTGGTCAATTAAAAAATTTAAAAATGAATCAAAGTTGATTTGTGATTTTTTTATGGGATCAGGATCAACAATGGTTGCTGCACATCAACTTGATCGTGTATGCTATGGAATGGAACTTGATCCAAAGTATTGTCAAGTGATAATTGATAGAATGTTGAATTTAGATGAAAACTTAAAAATTAGAATAAATGGGAAAAAATATGATAGGGTACTATGAGGATTGGAAAAGCAAAGCAGAAAATCCAAAAGTAAAAAAGTATTGTCAAGATAGGATAAATGAAATGCTTGGTGTTGTAATTGTAAAAAAGGAAAAATCAAATTACAATCAAAACAGAGTATTTGTCAAATCATTAAATAAAACATTCATAAATAAAAAAGAGGCATCCTTTGCGCTTGGTAAGTGTGAAAATTACGTTGGCAAAGTTTTAAAAGGGAAATTCAAAGATAAGTTTGGCATTGTTGAATTGATTGATTAGCTTTAACATTAACAAGGGAGGCATCCTGAAATGCAATACATATTGATAATTCAGTCAAATCCGCTCCCCTTTATTTTTTTTAATTTTTTTTACTTTTTACTTGTGGGAAAGAATTTTTTCTCTTATATTTGTATCAAATAATAAAAACAAACAGAAATTATGAGTACTACAATCGCAAAATTCACAACATCAAAAGGAAATGAAATTGAAATTTATACAACATCAATTATTGGAAAAGATGGTTGTGTTGTATTTGATAAATCGTGTTTATTGGAAAGAGTTTATTGGATAGGCAAAGATGCATATTTAAATTGGAATCAATTCGAGAACGGTTATCAAAAGGTAAAATCAATACAATCAGTTGTTGATGCTTGGAAAAATGAGGATATACATTTTTAAACAAAACCAACTCAAAACAATAGCCATCCAATCGGGTGGCTTTTTTTTTATATTTTTGTAGTATGGCAAATAAGCAAAATTCGACACTAAAAAAAGCAATGATAGCTGCATTGGAAAAATCCCTTTGCGTTGTTACAACCGCTTGTAAAACAGTTGGCATTGATAGGCAAACACATTACAATTGGTTAAAGGCAGATGAAAAGTACAAACAAATGGTTGAGGATCTGCAAGATATCACGCTTGACTTTGCGGAATCACAACTCCACAAACAAATCAAGGATGGCAATACAACCGCAACAATTTTCCTATTGAAAACCAAAGGGAAAAAACGTGGATACATTGAGCGCAGTGAAATCAAGGTTGATGGTGAAGTGGAAAGCAAAATTATTGAATGGCATCCATCCAAAAAAGAAAAGTAAAGGAATATTGCAACATCCAGTTTTATCAAGCCATTGAGGCAAAGGAACGGATCAAAGTATTTCAAGGCGGAACAAGGAGCGGGAAAACGTATGCGCTTTGCCAGTACCTAATCTATTTGCTTACAACACGCAAAGATGCATTGGTGATTTCAATCGTGCGTAAAACACTCCCTGCATTGAAAGGATCGGTGCAACGTGACTTCATCTTGCTGCTTGAAAACTTGGGGTTGTATTATCAAGGCAATCACAACAAATCCGAAAACACATTCCAATACAAAAATCATTTGGTTGAATTCTTGAGCGTTGATGATAGCCAAAAGATAAGGGGGCGCAAACGAACGCATTGTTTTTTGAATGAGGGCAATGAATTACATTGGGAGGATTTCAATCAGCTGAATATGCGTACAACAGAGGAAATACTAATTGACTTCAATCCATCCGATCCAGTGCATTGGATATATGAGGAAATCATTGAACGTGATGATTGTTTCCTTTCGGTTACAACTTACAAGGATAACCAATTTTTGCCATCTGAATTGGTGAATGAAATTGAGCGCATCAAAGATCGTGATCCCGATTATTGGAGGGTGTATGGTGAAGGGCAACGTGCAGTGTTTTCCAATAGGCAGATATTTCAAAACTGGGAATATATTCCGCTCAAGGAGTTTCCTGAATTGGATTGGCATCTGGGATGTGACTTCGGATTCTCAAATGATCCAACTGCAATCCTTATGGTGGCAAAAAAGAATGAGAAACTTTATGTTCATGAGTTGTTGTATGCCAAAGGAATGACCAATCGTGATATTGCTGAATTCTTAAAACGTGAGGGCAAAAATCAAATGCTGATGTATTGCGATAGTGCGGAGCCAAAATCAATTGAGGAATTGCGCCAAATGGATGTGTTGGCAAAGGCAGCAATCAAAGGCGCAGGATCAATCAATGCGGGAATAAGTTTGATCAAGGAGTTTGATGTGATTGTTTCAAGCGAATCAAAGAATCTGCAAAAGGAGCAACAGATGTATTTTTGGGAGGAATTAAAGGATGGCACAATCATCAACAAACCAGTAGGCGGAAAATACGATCATTTGTGTGACTCGTTGCGCTATGCCACATATTCACGTTATAAAAATCGCAATGATTTCTTTGTGATTTAAAATTTGTATTTTTGGATAAAATTTTGATTGATGGCATCAGTACTTGATAGGTTTCGGAATCTAATCACCAAAAACGCACAACAAACCGCAGCGGAATATAACAAAGCAATTTATCAATTTTTGGGTGAATCCATTGTTTGGAATCCCGAAAATGATGATACATACATACGAGATGGATATCGCAGGAATGCAACCATCTATTCGCTTGTAAACCTCATCACAAATGCTGCAACAACAATTCCATTTCAGATATATGAAAAGGTAAACGAGAATGAAGTGAAGCGATATAAGTCACTTACAAGCGGATCAGTGGATGCGCAATCATTACTCAAAGCAAATCTCATCCGCAAAAATGCAATGGTTGAATTGGAAGGCACTGAACTCCATCAGCTATTGGAGCGACCGAATTCAGCACAATCATATTCAAGTTGGATCAGTGAACTCATTGCCTTTGGTAAACTAACGGGCAACCGATATATTTATGGCATTGCACCTGAAACGGGAATGAACAAGGGCAAATACAAAGAACTTTATGTGATGCCTTCACAAATTATGGAAATCGTATCTGGAGGCATTATGCAACCAGTGCAAAAATATCGCATTGAATATCAAGGTGCTTATGATATCCCTGCGGAGGATATATGCCACATCAAGGATTTCAATCCATATTATGATGGAACGGGATCGCATTTGTATGGGCAATCACCATTGAGGGCGGGATTGCGTTCGCTTACAACAAACAATGAAGCGGTGCAAACAGGTGTTAAGTATTTACAAAACCAAACCGCACGTGGTATCCTTACAAGTGATGAAGGGGATTTGAATGAAGTACAAGCGCAACAATTAAAAGATAAGTTCCGCAAAAACTTTCAAGGTGCTGACAATGCAGGTGATGTGATCATCACTCCTAAAAAATTATCGTGGGTGAACTTTGGATTGAATGCTGCGGATGTTTCACTCATTGAGCAATACAATGCATCCATCAAGGATTTGTGCAACATCTATTCAGTGCCAGTACAATTGTTGAACAATACGGAATCTGCAACGTACAACAATATGAAGGAGGCGAAAAAAGCATTGTATCAAAATGCGGTGATTCCTGAACTCAACAAGATACGTGATGAATTGAATCGATGGTTAGCACCAATGTATGGTGATAAATTATTCATTGATTTTGATTATTCCGCAATACCTGAATTGCAGGAGGAAAATGAAAAGGTTGTTGATCAACTTTCAAAAGCGTGGTGGGTAACTCCAAACGAAAAAAGAAGGGTGATGAACTATGGTGTTGATGAGGAAAACATTGCATTGGATAACTATTATATTCCTGCAAACCTTTTGCCAATTGAAACAAACGAAATGCCAATTCCAGATCCAATTGATGAGGTTGATATTGAACAGGAAAAGCAACTAATCAAACAGGCACTTTGGAATATCGAAGTGAAAGCGGAGGTGCAAGGAATGGCGGATGTGTACACAACGGAGGATGAAGCGATTGCACGTGCTATTGAATTAGGCGGTGATGGATATCATCAACACGAATTCGATGGTGAGGTTGTATATATGCCATTTGCAACGCATCAAGAGTATGAGGATGCCACTGCATCACAAGAGGAACAAAAACAAGTTTCTGATGCGGTTGAATCGGGTTTAAAAAAAAAGGTTGAGGAACACAATGAGGAATATGGTGATGATGCAACAAAGCGTGTAACACTTTCAATGCTTATCAAAGTATTTGAGCGTGGTGTTGGTGCTTACAATACAAATCCATCATCAGTGCGACCATCAGTGACCTCATCCGATCAATGGGCATACGCAAGAGTGAATTCATTCCTTTATGCAATGCGCAATGAGCGTTTCAAATCAGGCAAACACGATACGGATTTATTCCCTGAAGGGCATCCATTATCAAGCAAGGAGGAAAGCAAAGCGGAAATGTACGATGACTATCCACAAACCGCAACCAACAACGCAAAGCGAATGATTGAGTGGCGGGAAAAGTATGGAAGGGATGTTGTGAAAGGCGGAACAGAAGTGGGATGGCAACGTGCCAATCAACTTGCAAAGCGTGAAGCAATCAGTGCTGATGTAGTTTCAAGGATGGCACAATTCAACAGGCATCGTGACAATGCAAAAATTGCGGATGAGTACAAGGATGAACCTTGGAAAGATCGTGGATACGTTGCTTGGAATTTATGGGGTGGCACTGCGGGTGTAGATTGGGCAATCAAAAAAATTGAGGAATTGCGCAATGGCTAAATTGAGATTGATTGAATCGGTTTTTGAAAAGCCAAAAAAGAAACGCAAAGGAGTGCATTCAAAGAACGCATCCAAAGATCAAAACGGGTACAAAAAAAAGAATCGTGGTCAAGGTAAAAAAAGATGATTAAAAAATGAATTTAACTGATTTAAAAATATACGGATTGAATATAAGCGCATTTGCCTTGTCTTTGACTGAACTTGAATTGTTTTTGAAAATAGCTGTTTTATTGATTTCAATTGGATACACCATAAATAAATGGTATCTGATGAATCAAAAAAAATAATAAATAAAAATGCCAACTCCACGTGAAAACGAAACGCAAAGCCAATTCGTGGCACGTTGCGTGATTGATGATGAAGCAACAAGGGATTTTCCTGATATCGATCAGCGCATTGCATTTTGCTATTCCCAATATGAAAGGGAACAAAAAAACAACATCCTCACAAAACAAGTAAAAGCCAATTGGCAAGGTGCATTTGAAAACGAAATGCGCAAAGCGGAAAAGGCAATCATCGGATCGGTGCAAAGGTTTTATCAATCGGAATATGAAAAGGGTGTTGATGCGTTTCTGCAACAAGGCACAATTGATGTACAAGGGATATTCAAAGCGGAGGGTTTCAAAAAAATATATGAGCAACTATATGTGCAAACTGGAATGAGGTTTGCCAATTGGTATGCAAGGAACTTTGACCGCTTTTTGAAAAAAGGAATTAACCCAAATCAATTTCAAACTCAATGGCAAAACCTATTCGGACAATACGCTCAACAAAATGCAGGTGCAAAAATTGTACTTGTGCAAGGAACTGCAAAGAAAACAATGCAAAGGATATTACGTGCCAACATGCAAGATCCTGCATTTGCAGCACTCGGAGCAAGGCAAAAGCGTGATGTGATATTGCGCCAAACAAATCTCTATTCAAGGAATCAGGCACTCCGATTGGTGCGTACAGAGGCAACCAATGCAGCCAACTATGGCACATTGCAATCAGCAACAAGTATATTTCCCGCACAACAAATGATGAAAGAATGGGTTTCGGGCAATGATGGGCGGACACGCTCCATTCCTCCAAATGATTTTGATCACGTTGTGATGAATGGTGTGCAAGTAAAATTTGAGGAAACATTCAGCGTTCAAGGGCAACAAATGCGACATCCTGCGGATTCATCATTGGGTGCATCAGCGGGAAACGTTGTGAATTGTAGATGCAGCGTGTTTCCATTCCCAATGGAGGATGCACAAGCAATTGGGCAATTTGAAAGCATTGGATTCGGTTTGAGCGGTGCTGCGGTGCAACAAATCTTGAATAATGAATAATAACTATATTTGTACAAAATTGACTTAATATGGCAATGATTTATAAAGCATCACCAATGGGTGAAATTGCTGACATCGATGAGAAAATGGGAATCGTTAAAGGATACGGATCTTATTTTGGCAATAAGGATTCCGATGGGGATGTGATTGCAAAAGGAGCGTACCAAAAAACCATTCAGGAAAATGGTGAGCGTGTGCGTTACTTATGGCAACACAAAATGGATAAACCCATTGGAAAAATAAAAGAAATGTATGAGGATGACAAAGGATTGATGTTTGTCGCTGAAATACCAAAAACAACACTTGGCAATGATGCGCTTGAACTTATGAAAGCGGGAATTGTCACTGAAAATTCAGTTGGCATTTTGCCAATACAAAAACAAATGAAGGATGATTATCGTGAAATTACGGAGGTCAAACTTTATGAAATATCCGCAGTAACTTTGGCAGCCAATGATCAAGCAAAGATCCTTGATGTGAAAGGGAAAATGGATATTGAAAACGAATTCAAGCGTTTCGATGCATTGGCAAAACTTATCCGCAAGGGCAAGATTTCTGATGAGATGGGATACGCTATTGAAGCCGAAATACTTAAATTAAAATCATTTTTTATTGATTTCACAAAGCCGACTGATGAGGTCACTTTGCCGAAAAAAGATGATGCGATTGAAGTGTTTTCTTATTTATCAAATAAATTAACTTAATAACTTTTAAAAATTTTCAAAAATGAATGAAAATGTAAAAGCGCAACTTGATCAACTTGGCGATTTAATCGATGCCAAACTTGAAAAGGCGCAAGGACAAGCGGTTGATTCCGCTACTGGGAAAGCTGATGAAATGCTAAAAAGCGAAATCAGCAACCTAACAACACAATTCAACGAGCGTATGGATGCAATGGAAGTTGCAAACAAAAAGTCGTTTGAAGTTAGCAAAAATGTATCTTTCAAAGGTGCTTTAACAAGTGCCATAAATGATGGTGCTATTGAAGCAATCGCAAAAGGAAACGCAAGATCTGCATCATTTGAAGTTAAAGCCGACATGACTGTTGCAGCTGATTTCACTGGTGAAGTGATTCCTGCGGATAGAGTTGCAGGATACAAATTCGATCCAACACGTTCAACTCACATAAGAAACTTGATTCCACAAGGATCAACTTCATCTGATGTTGTACGTTTTGTGAAAGAATCTGGATATTCAAATGGTGCTGCAACCGCAGCTGAAGGAGCGACCATTGGTCAATCTGATTTCGATTTCACTGCATCTGATGCAAACGTTCGCAAGATTGCAACGTATTTCCGCATCAGTGAGGAAATGTTAGCGGATACTCCACAATTGACATCTTATCTTTCTGCTCGTGCGCCTGAAAAACTACTTTCAGTTGAGGATACACAAATCCTTTCAGGTGATGGATCTGCTCCAAACTTGAGCGGAATCATAACTGATGCAGCTGATTTTGATACAACTTCAGGTGGTGCATTTTATCAATCAGTTGAGGCAGCGAATGAATTCGATGTTCTTATTGCTGCTCTTAACCAATTGGCATTGGGCAACTATGATGCGGATTACATTATGCTACATCCAACAGATTTCCACAAAATCCTATTATTGAAAGATAGCAACAACAGCTACTTGAAAGATCAGGTTTACGCTGGATTACAACCTGCATTTATGGGTGTGCCAGTTGTGGTGAATACTGCAATCACTGCGGGAACTTTCCTATGTGGAAACTTCGGTGTTGGTACTCAACTTTGGGTGCGTGACAACGTTGGTGTTGAATTCTTCAGAGAAGATGGCACAAACGTACGTGATGGATTCGTAACTGTACGTGTATCTGAACGTATTGCATTGACAAACTATTTGCCAAATGCATTCGTAAATGGTACATTCTCAACTGCAAAAGCTGCACTTGAAACTCCCTAATCAATAGGGCATTACAACCAACAAAAGGGGTGAGCATATTCGTTCACCTCTTTTTTTTTTGCACTTTTTTTTGATATTTGTT